GGGCAGTTACTACTCTCATCCTAGAGAACCAAGAAAAAGCAATGAAGGAAGACCGTGGTTTTCTTTCGGAAACAGCACCAACCAACAGCATGGGTGGCGGACAGATGGATACATGGGATCCGATTTTGATCTCATTGGTTCGTCGTGCAATGCCTAACCTCATTGCTTATGACGTTTGTGGTGTGCAGCCAATGACAGGTCCAACTGGACTTATCTTTGCGATGCGTTCCTCGCTCGCCTCACAGGACGGTGCAGAAGCCCTTATGGACGAAGCATTTCCTGATACTTCCAATCAGAACGCTGCCGGTACAATCGGTGGTGGTGATGTTGGTGCTACAGAGACTAACCCTGCTGTTCTTAATGATGCCTCTGCGGGAACATATACTTCTGCAACAGGTATGACTCGTTCGCAGGCTGAAGCACTTGGTGATAGCGGTACGAACGCTTTCGCTGAAATGGCATTCTCCATTGAGAAGTCTACGGTTACTGCCGTTTCTCGCGCACTCAAAGCTGAGTACACGATGGAACTTGCACAGGACTTGAAGGCAATTCATGGTCTTGACGCCGAGACAGAACTCAGCAACATTCTTTCGACAGAAATTCTTGCTGAAATCAATCGTGAAGTCATCCGTTCGCTGTATGTTACAGCGGTTAAGGGTGCTCAGGTTAACACAACTACTGCTGGTGTATTCGACTTGGATACAGACTCCAATGGTCGTTGGTCGGTTGAGAAGTTCAAGGGTCTTATGTTCCAGATTGAACGTGACGCCAATGCGATTGGTCAACAGACTCGTCGCGGCAAAGGTAACATGCTGATTGTTTCGGCTGACGTTGCTTCTGCTCTTCAGATGGCTGGTGTTCTTGATTACACGCCTGCTCTGAATAACAACCTCGCGGTTGACGACACATCCTCCACATTTGCTGGTACGATGAATGGTCGTTTCAAGGTCTATGTTGATCCGTATTCTGCAAATGTTGCTGCTAGTCAGTATTATGTTTGTGGTTATAAGGGTACATCGCCTTATGATGCTGGTTTCTTCTACTGCCCATACGTTCCGCTTCAGATGGTTCGTGCGGTTGGTGAGAATTCCTTCCAGCCTAAGATTGGTTTCAAGACCCGTTATGGTCTTGCTGCTAACCCATTCGCTGCTGCGGGTGCGGTTGCTGCTGGTGACACGGTTAATACCGATGCTTCACTGGATGCTAATACAAACGCTTGGTATCGTCGCGTTAAAGTCACTAACCTTATGTAAGATAAGGGGCCTACTAAACTTGGGGGAGCATCTTGCTCCCCCTTTTTTTTGTTATAAATAGATACATGGCAACAGCATCATCCCCCCTCGCAAGACAACCAGACCAATTGGACTATGCTAGTCCAACTCAGTTTCGTTTTGGTATTAAACAATTACCAAAGGTAGAGTTCTTTACGATAAATGCAAACCTACCCGGTATTGAGGGTGCATCAGTAGATTTTGCAAACCCATTCAATAATATTCCAATCATGGGTGATAAACTCACTTACAGCGATCTTACTATCACATTTATTGTAGATGAGTTTCTGGAAAATTACCAATCTCTACATAACTGGCTTACGGGATATGGATTTCCATCAGATAGGTCTGAGTTTAGAAAACATAGAGATATTACATCAAACACACCCGCTGGTGGGTCAACACCGTCAGTTGATATTGTTGGTAATGCAACAGCAGATAAAGCAATGTACTCAGATGCATTTCTTATGATCCTGTCAAATAAAAACAATCCAATCCTAAACGTAAATTTTCAAAACGTATTTCCTATTTCACTTAGTGGATTAGATTATACGCAGGGTGCAACAGATGTTGAGTATATGACTGCTGATGTATCATTTAAATATCAAATCTACAAATTTGAGGGTGTCTAAATAAGAGTGAGCAGATTTGGTAAGCTTTAACATTTATCAAATCTTTAGACTTAATTTCTGGTGACAACTCGTTCGAACTCATCAGGGTCAAAATATCGCAGAGAGAAACCAAACTGCTCACTTTTTTTATTATGAGGTAAATATGGATTTAGAAATATTAAAGAAGACTGCAAAAGAAGACCTTCCTATAACTGATCTAGAACACATCGATCAGGAATCTTTTAAAAATCAAATGATCAAACGAAAGTGGTTGGACTACAAGTCAGACTTTGAATTACTTCTGGTCAAAGCCAAAACTGACCACCAACTTCTATATCGTCAGAAGTGGGAATACTACGGTGGTAAGGCAGATGCAAAAGTCTACGCTGCAAAACCGTTTGACATTAGGGTTATGAAGACAGACCTTACAATGTACATTCAGTCCGACGAGGACATTCTTAGAATTTCAAATAAAATTGGGTACTACGATTCATGCGTAGACTACTGCAAGGGTGTGATTAAATCTATCGACAATCGTGGGTGGGATATTCGTAATGCAACCGATTGGAAAAAGTTTGAAGCTGGTATGATCTAATGCGTATATCAAAGAAGAATGAAGTCTATCTGATCCTAGATGATATGACAGATTCTACTCGACAAGAGTTGACAGAGTTCTTCACCTTTGAGGTTCCCGGCTTCAAATTTATGCCAATGTATCGCAGTCGAATGTGGGATGGAAAGATACGGTTATTCTCTCCAGCTACAGGTGAGATATACGTTGGGTTGCTTCAGTATATCAGGGGTTTTTGTCAGAAAAACGGAATTGACTATATATTAGAAGAAGGAGTTGAAAATGAGCGGGTTATTGTTCGTCAGGTTGTTAGAGATTTCATCAGGTCACTTAAACCCAAATCTGGGGGGAAGTCTCTTAAAGTCCGTGACTACCAAATTGATGCAGTACACCACGGTATTGCCAGAAATCGTGCTCTTCTTGTTTCTCCTACTGCTTCGGGTAAATCACTCATAATCTACTCGTTAGTTCGTTATTATCATATGATGGGGTTAAAGACCCTGATACTAGTTCCCACCACTTCACTTGTAGAACAGATGTATTCAGACTTTGAGGACTATGGTTGGAGCTCTGGTACATACTGCCAGAAGGTATATCAGGGACATTCAAGTAGGGTTGAGAAGGACGTAGTAATTTCTACATGGCAGTCTATCTACAAACTGCCAAAGAAGTATTTTGAACAGTTTGGTTGTGTGATTGGTGATGAGGCGCATATGTTTAAGGCAAAATCCTTAACAGGCATAATGACCAAGTTACACCAATGTAGGTACAGGTTCGGTCTTACAGGGACTTTAGACGGTACTCAGACGCACCAGCTTGTTTTAGAGGGACTGTTTGGTCCAGTTGAAAAAGTAACTACCACAAAGAAGTTAATTGACAATAAATCTCTCGCTGACCTTAAAATCAAGTGTATTATTCTAAAACATGAGAATATACGAGAGAGAATGACTTATGCTGAGGAACTACAATTCCTAGGCGAACATGAACGTAGAAATCAATTTCTTGCTGGATTGTTGATGCACCTTCCCGGCAATACATTATGTCTATATCAATTGGTAGAGAAACATGGTAAACCATTACACGAAGCAGTTTTAAAGGCTCAGGACGAAGGATACTTTGATGACAAAATGCGAAAGATATTTTTCATCTATGGTAAAACAAGCACCACAGAAAGAGAAGATATACGATCTATTGTTGAGGGTGAAAAAAATTCTATCACCATTGCTTCGTATGGAACTTTTAGCACTGGCATTAACATTCGCAATATTCACAACATCGTGCTCGCAAGTCCAAGTAAGTCTAGAATTAGAGTGCTCCAGAGTATCGGTAGAGGATTGCGTCAGGGGGAAAATAAAGATTCCGTTTTGATATTTGACATTGCAGATGACCTGACGTTTAGAAATCAGGGCAACTTTACGCTTAATCACTTTCAAGAACGCATAAATATATATAATGCAGAACAATTCAACTATGAAATTAGCAAGGTAAAACTACAATGAATACAGATACATACAAAATCTTAAAGCTCATTAGTGGTGAAAACATCATTTGCGAATTATCTGAAGATGATGGAAAGTATGAAATTTCAAGACCATTACTAATGAATGTTCACCCAAATGTTACACGAAGAGGTATGACAGAATCTTTAATGCTCTCAAGGTGGGTACAACCCTTCACAGAACAAAGATATTTTGAGATCGATCCTAAACATGTTATTATTGTATTACCGGCCTCTCCCGGTTTGAGTATCTATTACGAAGGTGTATTAGACAAACTAGAAGGTTCTGAAAAAATTGATACTGTGGATGATTATGATGATGAAGATATCTACGATGAACTATTAGATGAACTAGAAACAGATAGTGATTTAATACATTAATGTAGTTCTGATAACCAAAGACAAGATCAATATAACACTATTTTCTGGTGGAGTCAAGGTTCTTTTAAATTATAATGATCCTTGACTTAATCCTATAGATGTAGTATAGTGTATAAAGATTAAGGAGAATACCTAATGGCGAAAGCAAAGGGTGAACACTACGTTGACAACAAAGCATTTCTTGTGGAAATGGTTGCGTGGAAAGAAAAATGCAAAGAAGCGGTGGATGCTGAAGAGCGTATTCCTCCTGTTACAAATTATATGGGTGAGTGCTTTCTCAAGATTGCACAACATTTATCCTATCGGCCGAACTTTATAAATTATACATACAAGGATGACATGATATCTGATGGGATCGAAAACTGTCTTCAATATGCTTCAAACTTCAATCCAGAGAAGTCATCAAATCCCTTTGCATACTTTACGCAAATTATCTACTACGCCTTCATCCGAAGAATTCAAAAAGAAAAGAAGCAAACCCACGTTAAAAATAGAATCATAGCAGGTAGTAACTATCAATCTTTTGATACGATGCCCGGTGATTCAACTAGCTATAGTATTGATAATTCCTTTGCAATGGATAATCTTCCAATGGAAGATGTGTATAAACCCAAGACGGTAGAAAAAAAAAGTAAAAAGGGACTAGAGAATTTTATGGAAGATGATATTGTTGGCGTGGCGGTACTGGGTGATGAGCGTTGAAGATTGCAATTATAACTGACACTCACTTTGGTGCCAGAAATGATAACCAAAACATCAATGACTATTTCTACAAATTCTATGACGATGTATTCTTTCCCACTTTAGTTGAGAGAGGAATTACTACCTGTGTTCACATGGGTGATGTTACAGATCGTAGGAAGTTTATTAGTTTTAGGACTGCCAGTGATTTTCGTAAAAAGTTCATTGGTCGTTTTCAAGAGTTGGGAATTGACCTTCATCTTATCATTGGTAATCATGATACATTTTACAAGAACACCAACGAAGTCAACTCAATGGAAGAGTTGGTAGGTTCTGACAGGTGTAATATATACACGGGCCCGACGGTTGTAGAATTTGATGGTATACCAATTCAATTCATGCCGTGGATTAATGCCGGTAACTACGAAGAATCTCTAGATGCGTTGTCACGTTCACCCGCACAGATTTTGATGGGACATTTAGAAGTAGATGGTTTTGAGATGCATAAGGGACATAAATCAGAGGGTGGATTTGATAAAGAATTGTTCCGTAGGTTTGACCTATGCTTTAGTGGACATTTTCATCATAAATCCGATGATGGCCAGATATATTATCTGGGAACTCCGTATGAGATTACATGGAGTGATCACGATGACCCGAAAGGTTTTCACATCTTTGATACAGAGAACCGGGAACTAGAACGTATTCTTAACCCCCATAGTATTTTTGAGAAGATTTTCTATGACGATACTATTAAAGACTATACCAAAGAAGATGTGTCTGGATATAAAGAGAAGTATGTAAAACTGATTGTGGTAAACAAGAAAGACCTTTACCAGTTCGACAAGTTTACAGACAGGTTGCTACAAGCTGATGCATATGAGGTCAAGATTATTGAAGACTTCTCTGAGTTGGATGCTGAGAATGTATCTGATGATATCGTAAACAATACTGAAGACACGATGACACTCCTAGAGAAATACATTGACCAACTGGATGTTACATTGAGCAAGGACCGATTGAAAAATACGATGCGGTCACTTTACACCGAGGCGCAAGATTTAGAAATATGATACATTTTGAGACGGTCAGGTGGAAAAACTTCCTGTCAACTGGTAACAACTTTACAGAGATTCAGTTAGACAGAAATTCAACCACATTAATTATTGGAGAAAATGGTGCAGGTAAATCTACTATTCTTGATGCTCTTTGTTTTGGCTTGTTTGGTAAACCATTCCGCAATATTAACAAACCCCAACTTCTAAACTCTGTCAATGGCAGTGCTGCACT